AACCGCCAAAAAACAAAAACGCCCCGTGCGATACCTCCCCCAAGGCATCAGCGGTGATAGCGTGCGATGGTGGTCAGATCTCAAAGAATACGGAAAATTAGTAACAAAATAACAACTATGAATAGCAGATTTTTAGCATACACCGAAGCCCTATCGCTCGACACTTTCGTACAAATACTCACCTTCGAGCAACGGATGCAAACCTGCCAATTCCGAGCAGGTAAAACCGACAAAGTACCCGCCTTAGTCCAAGAGCTACAAGGTTGGACAGAGCGAAAACGCTGGCTGCCACCCGCTTTTCGTTACGACCCCGACACCTTAGAACTACAGTGGCAAGACGAAAACGACCAATGGCAACCACTAACCGCACACCCCCTATACAAAGCCAAAGTAACAAGATATTAACAAATAACAATTATCAATTATGACAGTAGATTTAAGTAAACTCACCGCCGACGAACTCAAAGCAGAACTACAACGCCGCGAGCAAGCCCAAAACGAAAACCGCGAAGCATACAAAGCCCTCGTCAATGAAGCAATTCCACAAATTATTGGTAAGCTACAAAACTACTCTGAGCAAATGGCAGAGGTAAAGCTACACACCTTTGAAGCTCTAAAAATCTTGTTAGACACCAAAAACGAAGTCTACGAAGTAAAAGGCGACCAACAAAGCCACACCTTCACCGATACCCACGGCAACACCATCACCTACGGATTCCGCGTCATAGACAACTGGGATGACACCGTTAATGCAGGCATTGAAAAAGTAAATCACTTTATTGCTTCACTCGCTAAAGACGACGACAGCGCCAAACTTGTTTCAGTAATCAACCGCCTACTCAAGAAAGACGCCAAAGGCAACCTCAAAGCCTCCCGCGTGTTAGAACTCACCCGAGTAGCCAAAGAGTTCAATAGCCCCGCCTTTACCGATGCCGTAACCATCATCGCCGAAGCCTATCGCCCACAGCGTTCCGCCTTTTACATAGAAGCCAATACCCTCGACGAGCAAGGCAAAAAGTGCAACATACCCCTATCGCTCTCATCGGTGGACTTTCCCCCTGGTACTGACATTAAACACCTCTTCCCTGTACACCAAAAGTACGAAGAGCAACAAGCCACCGCATAACCTACACTTTTAGCTATCTCGGTAGCTAAAAGATGCTCCTCCGCCCTTAGGAAGTCGCTGGCAATAAGAGGACGCTTTTATGAGACCCACTAAGGCGAGGAGCTTTTTAAATAACTTTTAAACACCGTTTAAAATGAAAAAAGAAACCACAATAAAACCCCACCAAATACGTATCCTCCAAACCCTTTTAGGCAAACGCTTTAAGGACAGAGAAGCCCGCCTACACTTTGTATGTAGCTTTATTGGCAGAGAACTTCCCAGCACCAAAAACCTAACAGAAGACGAGTTTTTCGCCCTCGCCCAGCACCTTGGTTACCATTTTGAGATGCACGCCTACTTTAATATCGAAAACAAGCAACACCTAAAGCTATTAGCCCTATGCCACGAACTCGGCTGGCGAGATAAGGTAAACCCCAAGTACGCCGACATCAAACGCCTTGGCAAATGGTTTTGTAGTAGCAAAAACCCATTCAAAAAAAGCCTACAATCACTTACACCTAATGAAGTAGGCAAAGTGAACAATATATTTGAAAAAATGAACGAACAACGCTATGAAAGAAGTTAGAAAATTAGCAAATGAAAAAGTTAGCAAATTAATAGCCAGTGCAGCTCGCACTTGTTCTCATAAGCATAAAGAGCTCCGCACCCTTGCCCACTACGTTACAGTAGAAGTAACCGCTCTCTTTTGCAAGGACTGTGGAAAGCAACTCACCCAAGAAGAGTGGAATGTATAACCTTTTAAATACAAAATACAATGGAAATAGACGATTATGATATAAGTTACTCCTCAATATGCGATAGGATTAATGGAAACCCTCAAGCAGCAAAAAAAGAGCTATTGCGTTTGTGCAATATGACCATAAAAGCAGAAGAAAAAGTTAAAAAATTAGAAGAGGAACTAAGTAAGGCAAAAACTGATGTAAGATTTTTTAAAGAAGGCATATACAACACCTTTCATTACTTCCGCAACCAAATTGGCAAACTACCCTCTTCTGTTGTCCTCCGTGAAGGAAAGACGATATACATCATTAAGTACTTCGATGAAGATAACATTACAATAAATGTTGAAAAAGAAAGTTTTTAATTACTAAAACAATTACAATATGAACGACAAAGTAAAAGAAAAAATCACAAAAGTCTATGAACTTGTAAAACGAGGCATAGCAGGAGAACAGCAATCAGCCGAGAAAATGCTAAATAAGTTGCTTGAGAAGTACAACATTTCAGAAGACGAGCTTAATAGTATCGCAGAAAAAGAGTATTACTTTAAGTACTCCTCTGATTTAGACCAATGGCTATTTATGCAGCTTATTAACTACTTCTTTAAGGATAAAAGCTACAAAATTTACCGCATTAAAGGTAGTGGGGTAAAAGAATTTTCAATACAGATGCCTTACTTAGATTGGGTAACATTAGATAGTGCCTACGGCTATTTCAAAGCACATCTAAACCAACAATGGCGCAAACACGGCTTGCCAATAGTCAATCGTTGCCGAACTACCAAAACCAAAAACAAACGCCGTCAGGAAATGCAAGCAAGTTTTTTTTCGTTATACATAATTCGTTCAGGTATTTATCACCCATCACAAAAGAGCTCTTGTCGCCTTAGTGAGGAAGAAATAAAAAGACGAACTATCCTTCACGGAGTTGAAGGCGGTAAATACAACCAACAAGTAACTACTGGTCTATATTTAGAATAACCCTTTAAACACTATTTAAAATGAAAGAAACACCTACACATTTTTTTTGCCATTTAGTTGGTGGCATACAAACTAAGAACAAGTTACAAGAGCAATTCTCTTATTTTCTCAGAGAAATGGACGGCGAACTGTACCAAGCAAAGGAGCTGGATAAAATAAAAGAATACATCATCGAAAAAGCCAATGAACTTAATGAAGAGTACCCCCGATGCAAACCCCTTAACATTTCCTTTGCACAATACGTAGAAAAAGACAAACATCACCTATGCGGGTTTGAGTTTAACAGCTTTATTTTAAGACCTGCTTACTTAATTAAACTATAAAAACAAATGAAAATAGAACAATACCCCACTTGGCTTGTGCCTATTGACATTGCCAAAGAACTTAAAGAGATAGGGTTTGACAAGCCTTGCGTATATTACACCAATGAACAACTAATGGCAAGTAGTAAGCCTTATACCTATGATAGCATTAGAACTCATATTTACATACGTAATGGAGCACTCATTACTGATATAGGCAATCACAACATATTCAAAAATCGTATTTCTGTACCAGTGTGGAACGATGTCTTTGAATGGTTTAGGGAAAAAAAATTATTCTCTACAATAGATTTCTTATGCAATAGCTATATATATCATATAAAGCATACAGAAACCCCATTTTTTACAGGCGGTAATTATACTGAAACTTATGAAAAAGCCCGCGAAGATCTTTTACTTAAACTAATAGCCATTTATAAAACAGCAAACCAATGAAAATCGCCCTTACCTTATCACGAGACCAAGCCGAAGTACTTGCCCGCGCCACCTTCATAGGGCAACCCCTATTCAACAACCGTGAGCAACGTGTACTGTATAGCATAATGCGAGAAGTAACCATCAAAGCTACCTGCTTTTATATGGGCTTCACCACACAGAAACAACGCAGGTTTTGGCTCAAACTCTACGAAGCCGATATGTTAGAAAAGTTCTTAGGATACATCCTTACGATGGAATGTTACGGACAATACGAACGACAAACCCTTCTGCAAATCACCTATGATATTAACGAACAATTAGCATAGCTATGGAAAATACCTACTTTTTTAAAGCCAAAAATACTCCCTCAGAGCACGTTTTTAAATACGACTTAAACGGCAATTTAAGAGTGTTTGAAAACACTGGCGAACCCCTTACGATTAAGCAATGGCTTTGGCTCTTCCACCCAAATCGCCTGCCCTACACCGAAGAGCGAATACAAACACTTGCCAACGATGAGGCTCTTAGGAAGCACTTCACCATAGAAAAAGTCCCCGCCTCAGTAACCTTTGAAGACTTCTGGGAGGCATACGGCAAAATCGGCACTAAAGCAGTTGCCAAAAAGAAGTTCGACAAGCTCAAACCCGAAGAGGTTATCAAAGCCTTCATAGGAATTGAAAAAGAAAAGTCTAAAAAGAAACTGGACGGCACCGCAATGCCCTACGCCGAGACCTACCTAAACCAAAAGAGATGGGAGTAATAAGTATAAAAAAGTCCGCTTGCATATAAGCGGACTTTTTTATACTTTTGCACCATAATATTCTATTCTCTTCGTGGCTATGCAACTTATAAGTCAAAAACAACGCAAACAACGCCTACAGAGGCGTAATGAAAAGATACGTGAGCTCTTTGGTGAGCTTACAAACAAGTACCCCCAGTGGCGTATAGATGCCGTAATTGAGGAGGTAGCTGGTAGGGTGTTTTTATCCCCTCGTACTGTAGAAGCTATTATTTCTTATGAGGGTGTATATGCAGAAAGTTGAAAAAAGTTTTGGTAGTTTAAAAAATAGTTGTACTTTTGCAGTACAAATTGGTTGGGAGGAAACATAAGAAAACTCTTGACCCCAACTCAGGCAGGTAAGTAACTCATATTTACCTGCCTGTTTTATTTTACAGAGTCCAGTTTTCTTTAAGTATATCTTCCCTTAAGTAGGTTATATCCTTACCATTCCTAATTACAATTATCTCTTCTATCCATTCAGATCTATAAACACGGCTTTTTATAGCACTCCTTAAATTCCCATCTATAAAATCTGCTTTAATATCCAATACAATGTGTTTGGCTTGTTCCTTTGTACCCCTCAAGGCATTATCAACAGCACTTTTAGTAGGCTTATGAATGCGCTTGTACTCTTGTTTTATCTCTAATGTTTTATTGAATGTATCGGCGCTCTTTACACCTGGTGTATCTGACTTTGCTATAAGGTCTATTTCATAGCCATATTTATTAGCTAAGTAAGAAGCTATATCTACATTTTCGGCTTTCTCATCTTTACCGTGTAATGAACTTACCCTCACCGTACCCTTTTCAGTAGGTATGGTTTGCCACGTTTCCTCTGCTCTTTTAGCTTTAGCTTTTTCCTTTTTAAGTCGTTTTTCCGCCTGCTTTTCTACCTCCTTAACGGCTTTTTCGCTCATTCCTTTGGCGTATGGTATTATAGGGAATATCTCCCCCGAAAGCGCAGGGTTATTAGCAAAGGCTTCTTTTATAGGCACCTCTTCTGTACGTACACCTTCTGTTACTGGGTCAGCAGTAGGCTCTACGTAGCAACGGCAACCCCAATCATTAGGGGGTAGGTGTGTTTTCCAAAAGGAATGTTCTACGGGTAGCGTAAGTCCGTCCCAGGCGCGGTGTGTTTCGCGGGTTCGCTCATCGTGTACCGCGTGATAGATAAGGTTAGGATATATGCGCTTATTGGCTATATACTCCTCGTACTTTTGCGCCGATAAGGCATTGGCTACTGTTTGGTTATACTCGGTTTGTAACCAACGCCTATTGTATTCTATATTCAGTTTGTTAGCCTCTGCCTTGAACTCTTGCCACGACAGCACCTTACCATTTTTAGTTAGAGAGGCTTCTATTTGCTGTTTAAAGCTCGTTTCTTTGAATGCAGAGAAGCGTGCAAGATTGTGCTTTAGTGAGGTTACCAGTTCGGTATTGGTTTCCTCAATAGTAGGGTTGTAGCCCTCTGCTAAGGCTTTATTTAGGTGCTTGTAGTAGTATTGCCATAGTTCTTTGCTTTGTGCCCCACTAATACCACGCTTTTCAAAAGCCTCACGTATGTACCCCTCTATGAGCCTACTCAAGTCGTTGTCTTCCTTACTGAGCTTTATAGGCTCGTGATCGGAGCAACAATGGGTGTGATAATATAGTTTGAGTAGGCTTAGTGCTGGGGGTTATCGTCTGGTTTAGGAGAAAGGGAAGAGGTTGGCATACTTTCTATTTCCACCCCATAAGTACGCTCTATATAGTCTTTGGTAAGGATATAGCCACGCCCTAAGAGTACGCCGTCTATAGTGATTTGCTCATTTGGGTCTGTAGTTTTCTCTACCGCTATTTTGGCATTGTCGGGGATAGGGTAGCCAATGGCACGCATAGCGGGCAAAAGTTGGTTATTGAGGAAAGCCAACATCTTCTTTTCGTCGGCATAGACTACCTCCTCCAAAGTGTTCTCGTGTACTGTGCCTTGTGCCTTGCTACTGCCGTTTTCGGTAGTCATCGTTTGGTGAAGTACGAGTTTGGAGAGTTCTTTGTCTAATGCTTCAATCTTGCGGTAAAACACTTGAAAGGCATCGGCTTTGCTGTTCTCCTTAATATCTACTTCTGTACCAATAGGAAAAACACCATACGAAGCTGAACCCATTTCCTCCAACCACTGGGCAACTTCCTCTTTCACGCTATCACTTTGCGAAGCGATTTTGGCAATACGGATAGGAATACCGAATAGCTCCTCGAACTCGTCCCACGAACCCCACGAATGGCGCTTGAGGATTGCATAAGGGGTAGCCTTTTCGAGTAACCCCGAATGCTTGTAAAATCGTGCTACTAATACTACCTCTTGTACATCTCGTAGGTCTATGCCAGTAGTAGCATCGTAGTCTTTTAAAAGTACGTGCTTTTCGGGGATTACCAAGCCCCTATCAATAAGTTCTACGGCTTTGATTTCGCCTTTGGTTACCTCTTTGATCCATACAGGAGAATGCCCGTGATAGATGCTTTGGTGAGCGAACTCGATCAAGTCTTCAAACCATTGTTTGTCCTTGATATACTCGGTTAGGGTGTCGTCCTTAATCTCATCGACAGCGATAATGTAGTCCTTATTGGTAGTTCGCAAAGTACGGTTTTCGGTGATACCCGTGAGGTGTCCGTCGAGGAGTACATCCTGGTATACCTCCTCCAATGGGTAAGTACGAGGGTAATCCACACTATAGCGGGCATAACGTGCCGAGTGCCAATGGTTGAGTTCGGTACGCCATAGCCTGCGTTGGCGCTTGATGATGTCCACCATTAAATTGGTTACCTGCTGAATGTTTTGAGCTGTATTTTTGCCCAAATGTACCTTTTTATTAAGGGCATTACCGCTAAGGGTAACACTCTTTTCTATACGTTGTTTATGGGGTTGCTTTGCCATTATTTTAATTGATTGAATAAACGGTCTATTTCCTTTTTTACATTGTTGAATAAGGTTTTAGAGTCGCCTATAAATTGTCGCTTAGGCATACCCTCTAACCCCTCATTATGTCTACGGGCGTACTCCTTATGGGTGTAGAAGGTAACCTTCATTTTCTCTACACGCGCCCTAAATGAATTGCGCAGCTTGTTGCCTCCTGAGTTGTATCCTGTAAGGATAGCACGCCCCTGATTGCGCTTGCCAAAGGGGGTAAGGGTACCCTTTTTGCCTACCCTATCCGAGCGGTAACGGGTAAGGTCTCGCCCTCGTGTATCGGTAGTTTTGCGAGGTTGCCACTTCTGTAAGCCCTCATCATTAAACCCCTCGTCTTGGAAGTTCTTTTGAATAAACTTGAGTCCTTCTGTTTTAAGAACAATGGGGACATCATTAGCTACCAAGCGTGCGAGGGCTTCGAGCTTTCGGCGGAGTTCTGTAAAGTTGTTGTTAGGCATAGTCTGTTAGTTTTAACTGCCTGCGGTGGCTCACCGCTACCAGTGATTGCGGTAGGTTTTGCGCCCTCCGAGCTTCATAAAAGGGGTGGGTGTATCGGGAGTGCCGTCGCCATCGGTGTCTTTTAGGCGCTTAGGTAGGGCGACTTCTATTTCGCCTTTGGCTATTTTCTCAAGCCATAGCATAGACTCATCATAGCGGAGCTTCGCCACTTGGTTGAGGGTTTTACTTCGCCTTATATAGATTTCGTGGATAACAATATCCTTGAGGTACTTGAGTAGTATTTTGCTACGTTCGTTGCCCTCTTTGGCAAAAATAGCCTCCGTATTGTAATACTTATAGAGGTAGGAAGCCATTAGGTCTATGCTTTCGGCAATGATTTCGGTTACTATCTGCTGATCGCCTTGGGTGATAAGGTCTATTACCTCTTTGGTGGCTACGGTTTTGAGTTCTTCTTTGGTTAAATACACGTTACTAATGATTAATTGTTAATGATTAAAGATTAATTGCTTGCGATTTGCAATCGTCTGCCTGTATAAGGGTAGGGTGTTTGCCTATAAATGTGCGTGGTGAAGGTTATGCGATAGCTCATAATGCCGTCATCACTTAGGCGTAATTCCTCCTCTCGCACCTGCTGTACGGGTTTGAATTGTTCGCCTTGTAGGAATTGTATGGTATCGGTGATTTTGTCCAATATATCCAGTTCCATAAGTCCCTCTTCGGGGTCAGCAGTTCCTAAGTGTTGGTCTGTCCAGCCATCTTTGCAATAGAAGTCAATATGAAACTCACACTCGCCCTCTTGCACGTGCTGTGTCATCGTCTCGTATGTGATAGGCATTACCTGTATGAGACAAGCCGTCCATATTTCGGGGTAGCCATTTTCGGGATTGTCAAACTGACCGCGTTGCAGGTCGATGAGCTCAATGCCCTCAATAGTGGCAAGGGCTTTTTTTACTTTTACAAATAGTTCTTTTCTTGGAGTCATCAGGGTACAATTTAAGAATAATAAGGTTATACGTTACGCCTTTTGTGCTTAGCAATAAAAGGTCGCCCGCTTTGTAAAGGGTTTTCGGAATAGCCAAAATACTGTTGGGCAAGGGTAATAGCACGCTCTAAGGTATCGGGGGCGTCATCGTTTGAAGCCGTTCCTTTTTCAAAAGAAAGTAGCTGTTTATTAAAGGCGTTGTAGTCGCGTTCCGAACGTTTTGGCAAAGTCTCGTCCCAGTACAATATTTTGCGAAAGAGTGCATTGGTAATACCCGCCGAAATGCGATTGTGCTTGTCGCCCTCTTGGTGCAAACCAATAGGTATATTAGGGCAAGCGTTGTCCTCTGCACTCTGCATAATAATAGGGGTATAGACAGCTTTCTGCGCCATAGTAGCATCAAAGAAACCCATAGTGTTATAGCCTTTTTTAAGGTACTTCTTTACCCATTGGGCACGTACCTCCATAGCTGCATTAAGTTCGCACCTTTGACAGAAGACTTCTAACACGTACAGCTTAATGCCTTTGATACCAATAAGCACCCCCGCTTTATAGTCCCCGGTAGCGGTGTAGGACAAGTCCCAATGGTCAAGCAAGCCGTCCCACGCCTCGTTGTCTGCTATGCGTACCAAGGCAATATCTTTCGCCTTAAAGAGCTTGCCTTCTTCAATAGGGTTGTTGAAATCTTCCCGCTGTGAGGTATAGTAGTCATCGTTGAGCAGGATACGAATAATATCCTCCTTCGTATCGCGTTCTTTCCACGAGGGCTCCCACTCTACATCCATATAGTTCTCGCGGGTGATATTCACAGTAGCAAGATTCGTAACCGAGTCGTGCAGGTGTGGGCTATCTTTCCACTTGTCATAGAGGTAGTCCAATATGCCGTCTTTGACAATATAGTTGTTGTTGATGATGAGCCTGCCCCGTTTTCGGTGAAAGGCTTTCACCAAGTCGCCTGTTATCTTCTTGCCGTACTTCTCTATCATATCGGAGCGTTTGGCTCTATCCAAGTCCTCTATATCGTCTAAAATAGCCAAGTCAGGGCGATACATACCAAAACGCAACCCTCTGAAAGGTTGGTTAAGTCCCAAGGCTTTGAAGTGCTTGCCGTCTGTAGTCTGAAAATCACCATCCGACCAATCCCCATACGAGAATTGCAAACCAAAGTCCTTGATAAACTTCTGATTGTTCTCCAAGTGTGCTTGTAAGTCGGATAGTAGTATTTTAGCAAGCCCCTCGTTAGCCCCTATGAGGATAGGAAAGAAAGTAAGGTTATTCTGTTTGAGGTGGCATATATTGCCCACATTCGACTGTATAGACTTACCTGCACCCCTAAACTTCTTTCTAAATTGGCGTATAAACGGGTCCTTGTACAAACGAATATAGTCGTCAATATGAAACTTAGGTGTCTTTGCATCCCCCAAAGGCAAACCACTGTCCAGCCCAAAATAGTAATCGAAAAACTCGCCATAGTTTTCTGGCTTTAAAAGTCGTTTGATACGTGCTTCCTGCTCGTCGGCTGTTTCCTTCTGTATAGCCTCATAGGTAAGCTCTCGTATCATTTTCGACTTCGCAAAATAACGTTCTTTGGCTTCTTTGAGTTCTGTTTTAGTCATCTCCTTTCTGTAATAATTCGGTTATATACATATCAAAGTAAGGGCGTATCTCTTTAATGGTATTCATATAGGTTTCACGCTTTTTACCGCTACTTTGCCCTGCTTTCTCTAAGATAAAGTTAGAAAACCCGTCGAGGCTCTCCATCGTATATACTGCTATTTTATTATGGTCAGTAATGCGGTCAAAGGCGGCAACGATTTTAGTAATATCGTCCGCCTTATAAGGTAAGGGTTCGCCTCGCTCAATAGCCTGCGCACACTTGAGGGTGAGTTTGCGAATATTGGAAGGTTTGAGTGTTTGCAGTTCTTTCTCATCGTCCCATTTGCCCTCCTCTCGCCATTTGCCAAGCGTTTTAATGCCAATACCTATCATTTCCGATATATTGGCAATGCTAAAGCCTTTGGCAAAAAGCTCCTTAGCTTGTGATTTTTTGTAATCTGCCTCAACGGCGGTTAGTCGTGCCATATCTATTGTAGTAATTCATTTATCTTATTATTAATCTCATCAAACTTCGCCACGTTGTTAGGGGAAAAGTTGCCAACTCCTGCAGGGGTTTGTATGATAGCTGTTTTGAGCTCATTTAAAAGCTCGTTTAAAAGGCTTTTAAAATTTACTTCACCTCGTTGCAGGTGTACCCCCGCTTTGTCTATGGTAAGCTGAGTGTCTTCTATCCGTAGGCTCACGCTCTCAATCTCGCTATAAGCCACTACATAGTAGCGGTTTTCGTCCTCCCCAATCGAAGCAATTAGTACGCTACTTCCTACCTTTGGGAAAAGGTAAAACCGCTCGGTGTTATCGTTAATCACCGAAGCGAGGCGCACGGTATATTGTAGCTCATCGTCTTTCACCACGCACGTACCTTGCGTTTTGTCTACTGATACCACTTCTACGGCTATGGTAGGAGTTTTGCGTTTGCCTATCTTCCGAAGCCCCTCAGCTAATTCTCTATCTATACTCATAATCTTGCTCCTATGGTTACTTGTCGGCGTGCTCCATTGCGCCCAAAGGTAGTTTCTACCTTCTTAATGAAGTACCGCTCGTCTATATCTTTCAGTTCTTTGTCTATGAGTTGCGCCTGCATACCTCGCGTGGCGTAGGGTACTAAGAAACTCGTTATAGAGCCGTCAAAGCCGTCATACTTTAGCTTTTCCATTTCCGCTCTTGCCATATCTCGTAGCTTAGCCTCATCGCTCACCACAGAGGTGTGAAAGGTTCTTAACTCGCCATCAGGGTCGCCCTCTTCCACTGTCTTCTTTTTGTTGTTCTTATCTATGTAGGTATATCGTATTTTTAGCCTACGTTCGTCCTTGGTGCGATATTCCAAGTCGTTCGCCACAATGTTGTAATTGAGGTCATAGCGTGCTGTTTGCCCTATATTAGTAAGCTCCGAAAGCCCTGCATATAGCTTGCCCTCATCATTAATAAAGATACTTAGCCTAAATTCCTCTTTGAGTTTATCCAACACCTGCGTACCATTGGCATTGCGAATGAGCCACTGGTCTAACTGCATTTGTGGGATATTATCAGCCAAGGTAATAGGAGTGTCTTTTACTACCTCCTGCAACACTTCTTTAAGAGTTGTTTTTTGCCACGATTTATTGATGTTTTTTCGTCTAAGCAAATACATAGCGTCTTCACACTCTATGCTTACGGGAATGCTTGGCTTGACATTTTTTACATAGCCCTCAAACTCCACCCCGCTATATACCCCTTCATAAGCAAGGGTAACGCTCACCTTATCACCTGCTTTGATAGCCTTTTCTGTATAGAGGGGCTCACCCCCTTTGTCTACTTTAAAATGGGTAGGAAGTTCAATAGTACAGGAGTCGGCTAATTCGTCTACCGATTTTGTGATTTTCACACTATGCACAGCCTTAAAAGTATAGTCCCCTATTTTGATAATCGCTTGTAATATAAACATTAGTATAAGTTGTTAAGTTGGGTTCGTTTTTCATCTAATTCAGCATAGAAGTCCATATCCGACACGGCTTTGATGGTGTATTTCTGTACACCTTCCTTACCCTCCATTGCCTCGAAACTAATATCTTTTAAAACAATGTTACGAATATCAAAAAGGGTAAAGAGTTTATTGCCTACAACCTCCAGACTTTCGTTCTTTTCAAACAATCGGTTAAGACTTTGCACTTGTGCAGTAGGGTACAAGTCGGGATTATTAATATCAATGCAAAGCCCCTTAATAGTAATCTGCCAGTCTTCGGTAGCTATGTACTCCTTTACCTTACCTCTGCGGTGTTTGCCTACTGTTGCCGTCTCTACAATAGTTTTAGTTAGGGAAAAACTCACTAAAGGTTCGTTAGGAAAAAGCGTTTGCACGCCTGCTTTATCGGCAACCTTAAAGGTCATAAAGTATTGGCTACCATTGCTACGCGCTTCACTAATATTGGAGAGACTCGGTAGTACATATTTCTTTTTGTTATTAGCCCACCACGAGGGGAATGCTGGACCTACATAGTCCAAAAAAGCCCGCGCTGTGAGTTCTTTTAAATCAAATTCCATTATATACTTTGTATTATCAGTGCAAAGGTCATATATATAAAGTAGGTAGCGAAATTAGCTCCCAACGCTTGGGCAAATTCAGTACAAGGTTTGGGCAAATTCAGTACAAGGTTTGTTTGCCGATTTTTATACCTGCCAAAACCTACTGAATTTTGCACCAGAATTAAGTGACGAACTAACACCCATTGCTAATGAAACACCAATTTATCATTAATACCGAAAATGTAAATAGCTACGGCTACCGCATCCTTACAGATGGTATTGACTACGCCCAATATATGCGCAACCCCGTTGTACTTTTTATGCACGAAAGAGGTGTCAATGCCTATAAGGGTAGTGAAGTCATCGGGCGTTGTACCAAACTATACAAGGAGGGAACTACTCTTATAGCAGAAGTGGAGTTTGACGAGCAAGACGAGTTCGCTAAGAAGATAGCTGGCAAAGTAGAACGTGGCTATATACGTATGGCTTCAATGTTTGCCGAAATACAAGAAGTATCTACCCAGCCACAACATATCTTAGAAGGACAAGTATATGAAACAGTAACCGCTTGTAAGCTCGTAGAAATCTCCATTGTTGATATAGGAGGCAACGACAACGCTTTGAAACTATCCAAAGACGGCAAGCCCTTTCAACTCAAAAAAATAGTAACACATAATACAAACAATA